AAAGGATGCCTCTCGTGATCGCAGTACTCAGACACAGGTAGGTCCATCAGAGATAGGTGGTTGCCGTCGTAAGGTCTGGTACCGATTGAACGGACAACCAGAGACTAACGATAACCAGTCTAAGCTCGCTGCAATTATGGGTACTGCTATTCACGCTGCAATCGAAGATGCTATCGGTCACCTAGATCCAGATGGCAAGGACTACCTAGTAGAAACTGCAGTAGAGCACGGCGATATGAAAGCACACGTGGATCTATTCATACCTAGCACCGGCGCAGTTGTGGACTGGAAGACAAGTAAGGTTAAGAACCTTTCATACTTTCCGTCTAAGCAGCAGCGTTGGCAGGTGCAGATCTATGGCTATCTGCTATCGCAGAATGGTCACAAGGTCAACACTGTCAACCTCGTTGCTATTGCTCGTGATGGTGCCGAGAAGGATGTAAAGGTTCACTCTGAACCCTACGATGAAGATGTTGCACTAGAGGCTTTGGAGTGGTTAACTGAAGTCAAGGCAATGGAGTCAGCTCCAGAACCTGAGAAGGATGAGTCATTCTGTAAGCATTACTGCCAGTACTATGACGCATCAGGAATGATGGGTTGTGTTGGCTTAAAAAAAGAACGTATCGTCCTGAGTGAAGTAATCATTGAGGACGAAGAAGTTGACAAGCACGCACTGCATTACTTACAGTTAGATAGCAAGATCAAAGAGTTAGAAAAAGAAAAGGATTCTTTGAAAGCATCTTTAGAAGGAACCATTGGCGTTACAGCTAGTGGTATTGAAATCAGTTGGACAAAGGTTAAAGGTCGTGAGACAGTTGACAAAGATAAAGTAATAGAACTTATTGGTTATGTCCCAGTAAGTGTTGGTGAAGAGACAGCAAGACTAAACATCAAACCAAGTGGAGGAAAGTAAATGGCTACAGAAGGAACAAAGTTCCAGGTTAACTACAAGTTATCTGATGGAACACTCATCAATCTTTATGCTGCATCAGTTACAGAACTAGAAGCAGGACTAGCAGATCTTGCTATGAACGCACTGAACATCAAGGCAACCGGTGTTGAACTAGGTGCTAGCTCAGCAGCACCAGCACCAACAGTTGCATCGGTAGCAGCGCAGTTTAACGCTACACCAGTTGCTGCAGCTCCTGCATCAGATGGAGGCAATGTCTGTCGTCACGGAGTAATGGCGTTCCGTGAAGGAACATCAAGCAAGGGACCTTGGAAGGGCTATATGTGTGCTGCACCAAAGGGTGCAACAGACAAGTGCGACACTATCTGGGTTCGATGATCGGTGCGCGAGCCTCGGTTCTATGAGGACCCTGCTTGCGCTTCAGTAGGTGGCGACTTCTGGTTTCCTGAAAAGGAAACTGGAAGTAACAACACAACCGAGATGGTAATGGCTAAATCAATCTGTAGAAGATGTCCACATCAGTCAGAATGTGCTGAGTGGGGAATACAGAATGAAAATCACGGCATCTGGGGAGGAATCGCTGAAGGCGAACGCAGGATAATTAGACGTAAACGACGGATAGTATTAAAGGGGGAAGGCGTTGCTTGACTTATCACGTGCCTGGAGTGGAGTGCTTACCAAAGCAACACCGCTTCCTGACGTGTGGCAGGCGCTAGCACTCAAGCAGATTAAGTTCCGGCGAGGACAAGTCTGTATGGTAGCTGCTGCCCCTAACGCTGGTAAGTCTATGTTTGCACTCGTCTATGCGATGAAGGCAAATGTATCAACGCTCTTTTTCTCAGCAGATACCGATACTACAACTGTGATGATGAGAGCAGCATCTGTTGCCTCTGGTCACTCGCAGGTATCGGTGGAGCTCAACTTATCTAAGGATAAGCACTACTACGATAAGCACTTTGGAAAACTAGAACATATTAAATGGGTCTTTGATTCATCGCCATCACTAGACGATATCGAGTTAGAGATCAGGGCATATGTAGAACTCTATGGCAAGGCTCCAGAGTTAATTGTGATAGACAACTTAATGAACGTAGCAGCAGAGACTGACAATGAGTGGGCTGGCTTGCGTGCAATAATGATGGAGTTGCACGATATGGCACGTAAGACTGAAGCCTGCGTACTTGTGCTACACCACGTATCTGAGCAGAGTGAGTACGGATCACCATCTAATCCACCTGCTAGACGTGCTATTCACGGCAAGGTGAGTCAGTTGCCGGCGCTGATCCTAACGCTGGGCTATGACCCATCCAATGGTGAACTCAAGGTAGCTGCAGTAAAGAACCGCTTTGGGCCACACTTTGCAGATGGCAAGGATTACGTAACACTGTTCGTAAACTACGCTGCTTGTCAGATATCGGATAAAAATGCGTGGGGTGTTATGCTAAGAAACGATGCAGTAAATGGATATCAAGGCGATTACATAGTCCAACAATAGATAGGGAATTAAATGGCTGAAGAAAGTTTATCAAATAAGTACCGAGAGAACCTCAGAATTGATGCACTGCGTGAAGATCTCAACACACTGCGTGCAGAAGTTGATGCAATCAAGGTAGACCTGACCAGTTTTTATGGCGCTCTGTTTCAATCAGGTGTCATCGAATTAGTTAAAGATGAAGAAGGCAACGTTGTCAACAAGACCAACAAGGTTGTATTGGTAGATGAGCAACCCGAAGTACAATAAGGCTAAGGGTGCTGCCTTCGAAATAGATGTTATGAAATGGCTACGCAAGATGGGTCAAGTAGCTGACCGCTTACGTCTAGCGGGTAAAGATGACGAAGGAGATTTAGTATGTGTTGTCGCGGGACAGACCTACATACTAGAACTCAAGAACACGGCGAGACTAGACTTGCCGGAGTTCTGGAGGCAAGCAGAAGTTGAGGCGCTTAACTACGCTAAAGCTCGTGGTATCGGGGAAGTGCCACTGCATTATGTTGTAGTTAAGCGTCGCAACTCTGGTATAGATAAGGCTTGGGTCATCCAGGATCTGAGTCAATGGCTAAAGGAGAAGTCAGATGGCAATCGCCATTAAACCTCTTCGTCGTAGACGGCGTACCGCACAGCGCGGTAAGCCGATGAGTCAATCCCAGAGATGGGGAAAGGTAGTAATAACAATGGCTGTACCAAATGGAGCAATCACCACGTCAGAGATACTTGTACCAGAAGTTGTACCACTAGATGAAGCAATCGTAGAAGCTGATGCTGAAGAAGCAGTCGAAGAGTACATCGTTGAGAAGATAAAGCCTGCACCTAGGAAGCGAACGAAACTATGACAACCAAGATCGGCTTACCTGAGAATCGTAGGCGCCTTAAGGGATTAGGTTATGACTATGCAAGGACTCAATCTTTTGATGAGGGTTACAACGCTGGCTTTGATGCAGGTGTTCTTTGGCAGAAGGGTCAACAAGAACTAGAGAGTAAGAAGGTAGAAGAATGATCTGCGATTACTGCATCAAAGCAGGTGAGGAGAACTCACTGAACCATCTCAAGCGTGCCACACATTGGCACGAGAAGTGTGAAGGATGCGTATGCCAGCACAAGACTGGTCGAGGTTGGGTAAAGGTCGAGGGAGTTCCAACTCCACTGATGCAAACTCAATCCCCATAGGTCCAATTGTTACCTACTTCGGTGGGGAAGTGCGAGAAGGACAAGATGTATCGGTTAAGTGTTGCTTACATAGTGACACACGTAGGTCTGCAGTAATCAACACGTATAAGAATTTATACTTCTGCCATACCTGCGGTAAGGGTGGTAATGCAGTGAACATAGTCTGCATCATAGAGAACTTGGAGTTTAAGGATGGCCTCAAACGCGCAGTCGAAATTGCTACTGGAAGCGGCGCAGCGATACGCCCAAGAGGTAAGTCCGGAAACCCTAGTCGCACTAGACGAACGTGGGATCTCTGAACTTGTAGCAGCTAAGTTCCAACTAGGCACAGTGACTGATCCGATGAATGGTCACGAGATGTATGAAGGATGGATCTCTATCCCTTACATCACCGCAGGTGGTAGTTGCGTAGGCTTTAAGTTCAGGCGCATAGATGATGGCAAGCCTAAGTATGGTTCCCCTACTGGGCAGAAGGCACACCTTTACAATGTCTCAGATGTGATACCGCTATCGCCTTACATAGTTATCTGCGAAGGTGAGCTAGATGCAGTAGTTACTAGCGGGATGCTAGGTATACCAGCAGTGGGTGTTCCTGGAGTGCAGTCTTGGAAGCCGCACTTTCCTAAGTTATTTACTGGCTATGAAACAGTCTTTGTTGTAGGCGATAACGACATCAAAGAAGATGGCATTAACCCAGGAGCAGACTTTGCTAAGCGTGTCGCCAATGAGATATTAAACTCAACTATTGTTACACTACCACCTGGTATGGACATCAATGACTACTACCTAGCACACGGAGTTGAGGCTACGCGTGCTTTGCTAGTGGGTGAACCGAAGGGTGAGTAAAGACGAATGGCAACAGATGATACAGACTTTGCAGCATATGGGCTTCCAGATCCTAGAGATCAATATGGAAACAGAGACAGTTCTACTGCGCCCTACACCGACAAGGTAAACCCTGAGTTTGCTACTGATGTCTGGCGTATTATGGATACAGCAGGTAACTTACTTATCCGTAAGCATCACGACTACGGCCCAAAGAATATTGCTCACTCACCAGGTGGACCACTTAATGGTCTGCGTGTACGTATGTGGGATAAGATAGCTCGCATCAACAACCTGGTTGATTCAGATGTGCAGCCTAGCAACGAGTCCTTGCGTGATTCATTCCTCGATCTATTGAACTACTCTGCTATTGCAATGATGGTCTTAGATGGCGTATGGCCAGAGGTTGAAGTTACTGATTGTGACTGAGCTGCATCCGATTGTTTATGAGTTAGCGCCGTCGGTTGCTTATGCAGTCCACCGGCGCTACAAGCATTGGGTGGAGAAGGAAGATGTTGCTCAGGAGTGTATAGCGTGGGCTATCACACGTAACGCTTACATCATTGAGCAGATGAGTGTTGAAGATCCTAAGCAATTAGAACATAACCAAAGTCGTATCGCTTGGCAGATGAAGCGTGCAGTCGAACGCTATGCACGCAAGGAGAAGGCTAACAAGTCTGGCTATCAGTTAAGTGATGAGGCTTACTACGATACCTTGATGCTTGGCCAGCTACTACCCTTTGTTATCTCATCTATCGTAAGTGGCACAGTACTAGAGCAGGCACAAGAGATGATTAAAGATGGCCAACCACGAGGATCATCTAGCCCAGCAGAAGGTGGCAACCTGCTTGCTAGCCTGATAGATATTAAGAAAGCCTACCTAGAATTAGATGAGAAGGATCAAGTGGCGTTGCGTATGCGTCACTATGAGAACGCTACTCTGCACCAGATTGCTGCGTTCCTAGAGTGTGCAGTATCTACTGCTGATCGCAGATGTACCAACTCTCTCCGCAGATTGCAGGAAAAACTAGGCGGGGAGACTCCGTTCCGATGAAAGAACAAGAACTATTTGACCATCTCAAAGATGGTATCTACCCTGACCTAGAGCGTAGCCCTGGAATCTATGATTCCTTTGACTGCATCAGTGCTAAGGCCGGACACTACATCGAACTCAAGTGTCGCTATACACACTATGACACACTACTTATTGAAGAGATGAAGTATCGCAAGCTCATCACTCAGTCAGCAGAGCGTGACCTTATCCCTTTTTATATTAACTCCACTCCGCTTGGTATCTACTCCTTTGATCTGATGGATATACCAGAGCCTGAGTGGGTTACTCATCGTATGCCTGCCACTTCAGAGTTTGCTAACAAGTCCAAGGTTAATAAGTTAGTAGGTTACCTAGATATAGAAGAGGCAGTGAAGTTATGATCTATGCTTTCAAGTGTGATTGCGGTAGTACCAGAGAGATCGAGCAGTCTATCCACGTTGAGATTATCAACCCTATCTGTACCGACTGCCACCAATCTATGTCTCGCAGCTGGTCCTCTCCCGCCGTCACCTTCAAGGGTCCTGGGTTCTACAGTAACGGCGGGTAGATAGCACTAACCCCCACCGCGAAAGAGGGTAACTCGGTGAGGGCTAGTACTTCCGGAAGGAGGCAGTTAAATAGTATCACAAATATTCTGGATGATCCACTCAACTACTGGTACTGCAACTGCGTTGCCCATCTGCTTATAGCGTTGAGAGTCTGACTGCCCTGCCGTCCAGTCATCAGGAAATCCTTGCAATCTCTCACACTCGATAGGGGTCAAGCGGCGTACTGAACTACCAGTCACCGATGGTGGCTGCTGGCTAGCTTTAAGAGTCGGAGACATATCCTCAAAGGTTGTGGCATTAGATCCGAACTGCGTATCAAATGAAACTACTAACTTGTTCTCTGCCACGTACTGATTACCCACTCCCTTATAGTCTCTTGCCTGTAATGATCCAACCACATCTGCTGTTGTGGTCACAGTAGCAACGCAAGATACGTTGTTACCACCTGTACCCATACGTGATGTAAGAGTGTTCATAGTATCTCCTTGTACTCTAGCTCCGTCGTGGTAGTGAGGGTGAAAGATAATGATTGTCGTTCTCACGTCTCCATTATCAAATGCGTTCATTGTAGGCATTACTCCACCTTCAATCCAAGTTTCATAGTCGTCCACATTCTGCGCCCGTCTACTCTTCGTGAACCACCACGTGTCCGTTGTTGGCATCTTGGTTCACCACCGATCCGTGATGATATAACTCAGCCGGTATGCAGTTAGCAATATCTTTGCCGCTACCTAAGAAGACTTTACCTGTTCCTGCAACGCCTTGGTCAGAGCTTCTGGGAGAGTCTTGCCCCGTCGGTTGGCTCGTCGAAGGATTCCTTCGCAGGCTGTTGGACTTAAATAGAATTTTGGCAGGACTTGTTGAGTCAATAGAACGTCGGCCAACGACGAAGACACGACGCCTTCGCTGGGGTACTCCGAAGTGTTGAGCATCAAGCACCCTCCAGCTGAGAGAATACCCGAGGTCGGCCATCGTTCCGATGACGACTCCAAAATCTTTTCCTTTGTTACTGGATAGCAGACCAGGGACGTTTTCGATGACGAAGTATTCGGTCTGCGTTTCATCCACAATTCTTGCAATCTCCCAGAATAACCCGCTTCTTTCGCCAGCAAGACCAGCCCTCTTGCCAGCGACGCTGAGGTCTTGGCAGGGAAATCCTCCTGTAATAATTCCTGTGCTTGGTGTAAATCCTGCATTTATTAGATCCTCTCCTTTGAC